CAAAATTCATGGAAACAGATGTCTTTCATAATGCAGCTGCAAAAATTAAAGAGAAGGTCGGTTCGGCGATGCAAGAAGGATTATCAAGGGCTGGATCTAGTATCGCTAATGTATTCCATAGAGGAAAAGAAATAGTAAAAGAAGAACATGAAACAAGTCCAGCAACAGTGCATGACATAGAAAATCTTCAGAAGACTATTGAAGGGAATCCTCCGAAACTTCAAGAAGGTGGTTATATTAAAGAAGGGGGAATGGTTCAGGTTCATGCTGCAGAAGTTGTAACTCCAATTGATAAACTTCTTGAACAAATTGATCAAGCAAAAACTTCAGATATATCAAAGAAATTAGATAAGACATTAACTTTAATGTCTCAAAATTTAGTAAGACTTGAAACTGTTGTTGTTCAACGACAAGAATCAAAGCATAGTCTGATTAAAACATTCATGGATGAATTTCAAAAGGCAAGAGACACAGGTGCCGGATCATATGAAAAAAGATTATTAAAAGCAATTCTTGAATTAAAAGTTGGTTTGATTGGTATGACTTCACGAATGAGAATTGCATGGCAAAGAACTCTTCTTCAACATCCAACGTTCAGAAATATGCTTATGTTTTCTGAAATGATGCAATCAGCTATAATCAGCCCGCTTAGATTTCTATTTGGCGTTAGAGGTGGATATGCTGGAGACGTTAGAAGCGCAACCAATACACATAACGTCTTTGCAAAAATATCAAATCTATTGGGAATGACATATTCAACCTTAATGCCCAAGATGGATGATCTTTTAATTTATACAAAAGCAGCAGCTGAATCTCTTACGGGTGAAAAGATTTCACCTTCAAAAGAATATACATATACAGCATATGGAAAAATAAAAGAGTTTCTAACTACAAGATCAATTCAACCTGCGAAAGAAAAGATGTTTGAATCTTTGATTGATAGACTTGGTCTTGATAGAGAAGCTATGGCAGATGCGGGAATTAGTGGATTTGGATCATTCAAGAGACCTCAAGATATTGCAGAAAATATGGGGTTAACTAAAGAAAATATAATGGGGAAAATGTTTGATAAAACTCCTTCTGAAACTGGAGGGGCTGGTGAAAAATTTAGAAGTGCGAAAAGAGAATCTGAAACAACTCAAACAATATGGGCGGAAATTTTAGCTAACATAAAAGCACTAGTTGGACTGAAAAGAGATCAGGAAGAAAGAGAAGGTCCTCATTCTCCAAGTATGGCAGAGAACATTTCAAAAACTGCTCAAATGGCAGAAAAAGAAAATGATCAACAAGAAAAACACACAGAATTATATACATCTCTACAAGGAAAAGCAAATAAAGTTTCTAAAGAAAACCTCACTGAAACAAAAGGAGTTAGAGCAGGTATCAAAAAAACAGGTAGTAAAATATGGGATTATCTTCTAATTGGATTTGGATTCGTTAAAAATTTATTCGGTTCAATGGTGAGTAAAATCACAAAATTCTTTGGACCAATCCTACAATTTTTTGGTATTAAAGCAGGAGTTAAAAGGATAGCTGGTGGAGCAGCAAAGAAAGGAATAGCTGGTGCAGGAGCTAAAGCAATCGCTGGTAAAGCAGTTACCAGTGGAGCGACTAGTGCAGCTGCCGGAGCTGCTGGTGGAGCAGCAAAAAAGGGTCTTCTAGGAAGAGGTCTCGGTATGGCTGGAAAAGCTCTTGGATTTGGAGCAAAAGTGGGTGCCGTGGGAGCAGGTGGTGTTATTGGTATGGGAATGGGTGCCTGGGATGCAATTCAAGCAATCAGAGATCCAGAAGGGTTTATGGGTAATTTCTTAATAAGAGGTCTTTCTGGATTCCTTGGAGGATCAGATTCTGGTCTGAAAGGCGTTACAAGTGGAGCGCTAAAAGGTGGAGCAATTGGTGCAGTTGCTACAGCTTGGTTAGGACCTGGAGCATTAATAGGTGGAGCAATTGGTGCTCTCGCAGGTGGTATTCTTGGTTTTATCGGAGGTAAGAATATCTCTACAGCAATCAGTTCAGTTGTAGATGCAATTAAAAAAGTGGCTGAAGGTGTTTGGAATATTGTTATGTTCCCAGTTAAAGCATTGAAAGAAGGTTTAAAAAGTGCATGGGTATTATTGAAATGGGGATTGAAAATGACCCTTGGAAAAGCTTGGGATGCATTTAAAGAATGGTGGGAAAAACCGGGACTCATTCAAAGCGTATTAAAGATTTTAGTTGAAGTTGGATCTATAGTTACTAAAATTATCACAGCTCCTTTTATAGCAATTGGAAGAAAACTGAAAGAATTGGTTACCGCAGACTTATGGCAAAATCTATGGACTAGTGTAAAAGGCGGATTTGTTTCTTTAATCACCGGATTCACTGGATTATTTAAATATTTAACTAATAAAATAACTGAAAAAATTTCAAGCATTCCTTTAATTGGAAAGATTTTTAGGGGTGCAGTGGATGCTGTAAAATCTATTCATGAAGGAACTTTAGCAAGTAAGTTAGAAACAGCATTAAATGAAACTGATATTAAAAAACCATTAGGCACAGTTCCGACAAGCGTGGCAGGCAGGTATCAACAATATCAAACTAAAGATCTTAGTGGTATGAAGAATGATGATATAACAGGCAATATAATAAAAACTGAAGCAGGATATGTAAGATCAAAAACTGAAACAAGAAATAGAGTGGAAGAAGCTCGAAGAAAAGCAATGAAAGATTTAATAACAAACGTAGATCAAGGAAGTAAACAAACTACAGCTGCTATCATTCAAAATACAAATGTAATGTCTTCTAATTCAAGTAATAATGTATCAAATGGTGGTGGAGGTGGTAATTATGGGTGGACCACTCAGTTTGCTTCTGGTAATCAAGTTGCCGCTGACGTAACTAGATGTAATATAAAGTAAGGAGATAAAATAATGGCAAATGTACAATATCTTGATCCTTTTAATGGAGTGTTTGGACTTCCTCCATCTTCATGGATTAGTGATGAAATGATCATAAACAGTATGCCAGTGTTAGAGATAACTCCCGCTATTCCAAAATTTGAAAGCGGTTTAAATTTATTTAGTGTTTCAGATGCATCTACTGAATATGCAAAGATATTAGCAAATCATGGTTATTCAACACCCATGCCAATTCGTTGTGCCTTCTTAGCAGACAACTTTCCTACTGATTCATTTACAAATGATTATGGGGAAACATTCCTTCAAAAATTTACAGATGTTGCCTCTCAAGGTATGTCACAGCTTGCTCAAATGACAGGATCAACAACAGGAACAGACGCACTACAAAAGATAGGTGGATCTCTTAGTAATCTTGGTGAAGATATGGGCGGAGTTATGGGTAGCATGATGAGTGGTGCCGGAGGTATGGCATCAGGAGCTGGCGGTGGAATAAAAAAGTTAACTGACAGCATGAAAAAGAATGAATCTAACGGATTATCTAGTGTGATGGGTGGTGGCATTAATCTTATTGATAAAATGATTGGTGGTCATAGAGTTGACTTTCCTCAAGTTTGGAGAAACAGTGGATTCACTCCATCATATACAGCAACTATTAGATTGTATAATCCAAATCCAGGCAGTAAACAATCAACAGATCAACATATAATTGGTCCTCTTGCTGTATTATTGTGTCTGGCAGTTCCAAGATCAGATGATGGACGAACATATAATTGGCCATATTTTCACAAAGTAAAAGCAACAGGTATTTATAATTTAGATCCTGCTGTTATAACAAATATTACAATAGTTAAAGGTGGAGACCAACAACAAATTTCATACAATCAAAAACTTGCTATGGTAGATGTTAGAATTGACTTTGCTAGTTTGTATGGTAGTATGCTTGTTGAGGAAGGAACAAAAACATTCACAAATAGACCTACTGTGAGATCATATTTAAAATCTCTTTCAGATGATGATGAGTCTTTATATACAAAAAGAGATTTGATGAATCAAGTTACAGGAGCAAAAGCTGGAGCAGGTGATATACTTAGTATAAGAACAAGTCAATTAAGTAGAGAAGAGCAAAATCAAATAGCTAAAAATGAAGCGGCAAAACAAAGACAAGCACCTACAGTAACTGAAGTTGTTGCCGGAAATAGAGTACCTACAAATACTACACAAACGCAAGCAGGTCTAGAAGATAGAAGCGATCATGGATTCGTTAAAGATACAATTGATTAACAAACAGTATTTTTCAATACCATCGTTAAATAGTAGGCGAGATATAAATTAATAAGGAATTGGGTTTGTGTTGTGAGATCATTATATTTTGATTTGTAATCTATTTCATCTAAAAGATTTATAAGTAAAATATTTACTTGTTGTTTAAAATATATTTTTAACTTAGTTCTTTTTATAGACATTAACTGTCTTACATATACATTATATTTTTTTCCGCACAATGAATCTGCATCCTTTAAATCTTTCAGAAATAATCTATAAATAGTTTTTAAATTATCTGAATATTTTGTGTTGTTTAATTTGGATATCATCTGTGTCGCTAAGGATGATTTGATATTTGCAAGCTTGCGAGCATCTTCTTGTGCTTTTCGATCAGTAAATCTATACACAACTATTTTTTTAGTTATTTCATCTGCTAGTTTATTTCCTTTATCCGCTGCTTTAATCTGATATACATTTTCTTCATCTGATGGTTCTTCTTCACTCCCCAATCCAGATCCTTCTTCCGCAGCTCTATAATATGTTTGAGCAAAGCTTTTCATGCTTTGTGAAACTCTACTTCTACTATCTTGCATAAATTTAGAAATATCATCAAGTTCTCCACCACGTAATCCTCTTGTCCAACGTCTAACCATTTCCCCTGCAATATAGAAAAGAGCATTTGATATTGTTTTTTCTCTTGCGAACAGATGAGTTTTTGTTAGGACTTCTAATGCATATTTGAATGTGTCATTGTTACAATATTTAAAATGTTTATGCATTAAAGCAGAATAATGTCTGATAATAAAGAATACCATCATATATTTGTATAATGTCTTATCTCTTTTCTTTAGAAAATATTGTAGCAAGAATACATAAAAATTTGCAATTGCATTGGTTTGTGTTGCAAATTTAGCATATTTACTTCCTCTCCATCTTCTTTTTGTAAATTCTTTAACATCCTTTTCTGTTAGTCCTGTTAACTTTAAAAATTCATAGTAATTCTTTTTAACTTGCGGATAGTAACATGGTTCGGATAAGGCACCCAAGTTTTTAGCAACAACCTTTGTAAGATGACTTTTTAATCTAGCATCATTAATTTTTGCTTTTGCAAGTAATTGTTCCATATATATTACACCACCCTAACTGTAATACTATCTTCAGTAAAATAAATATATTCTGGTCCATATGCCAACAGTTGATCCTCAGTTAATTCTTTTAATTTAAAATTGAAGAATATACTGGTCTCTGGTTTTCTTAAACTACAATGACTTATACCATCAATATTTTGAACAACATCAATAATTTCAGATCTATATATTTCAGCTTCAGTACCGAACCTGTCACTGAATGCTTCCACTAAAGTTGTTCTTACAGAATTTTGTAATGCTGATAAAGTACCACTATATGTCATATCCCTAAATATTTCAATGTCAATAACAAGAGGCATTTCATAAGTAGGTAATGGAATCCATCCACGTATTGAATATATATAATTTTCAGCTTTACTATTAACATAAACAATTGAGTCGGCAATAGGTACTTCATAAACGAAAGATGTTGCATCTATACATCTAATAATATTATCTTTTATAGTTAAATCTTCACTACATGTTTGAATAATATACCTATCACCTGGATTACAACTTGTCGGTTCAGTTTCTAGAATATCAATGACGGATGAAATTGTAGGTTGGTTTAGTAACATCGTAGCTAATATACCAAATGTATTTGTAAACTTAATATTTGAAAAATCGGTTAACATTCTACGGTCAGCTAAATCTGCAGTACTAATTAATGTTTGAAGAACTTGAAGTTCAAATGCTTGCTGATCAATACTATCATAATAATCTTTTTCTATAACAGGAACATCATATACAATATAAGTAGTTGCATCAGTATCAATGACAACATTTGATCTCATGAATGTACTCAAGTCAGCTCTGAATGTAACCTTATTAGAATATAAGGCAACTAAAGCACTACTGGGATCGCTTATTGTAAACTCATATGTTTGTTCACCAAAAGGAATATCAGTATAAGGATTAAACGTATAAATAAAATAACCACCAGTTGAATCATTGGTCATAGTTTTAGTTGATCCGCTTGATTTTATCTTCAACTCACATGTTGCTAAGTCGGCATTAACTTCTGTAGATTTATAATGTAATTTAAATGTACCCTGAGTACCCACCCTTTCAACTTCTAATAGATCAGAATAAATATCAAATGTTGAAGGATAACTTGTTTCCAATGCAGGAAGAACCTCAACAGATGATATAATATATTCATATTCTCCTACTGTATTGTGAGCATCAATATCAATTTCAAAAAGATTATAATATTGATTGTCTCCAATAGTTATTAATTCATTTCTGGGTATTCTAGTTGTTGATTGTGGAACAGTAAAAATTGCATTTCTAGTAGGAACTAAATTTTCAATCTCAGTTGTACCCGATCCAAATAATAAAGCACTGAATAATTCAATCTCATTTACTTGTAAATCAGATCTTTTAAGAACAGGTAAAGCATTTTGAGCAAATGGAATTTCAGGAGCAACTACACTAATATCTTTATAATCTCCTTCTGTAACCAAACGTTCTAAAGCTCTAATAGAGGCAATTGAATTTCTTCTTACTTCTTCTAATGATTCTTCATCCTCTCCGCCGTATGCAGAGGAAGCATTAATGACTTCATAATCAACAACTTGACGTTGACCTGCCATAGTTGTTAAATAAATTCTATCTCCTTCTCTGATAGAACCAGCAATAACATTCCCCTCAGCTCCTTCTGTTGTTGATGTTGTTACAAAAACTGTAGAACCACCTGTTGGTTGTATACCAATTAAACCATTTCCAAAAGTGAGTCTTCTTCCTGTATCTGTTCTTCTTGATACATATCCCTTATCTGCAGCATCCATTAAAAAAAGACTAGCAAATTCAGTCCACAATGTTGTACCTGAACTTCCTGGTTCTTGAATCTCAACTTTAAGAGAAGCTACTTCACCAACAATCGGAACATCGAGTGTTATAAATTGAAATTGTTGTATATCAGAATCAATCTGAAATTCTTGTTCAACAACTTTGGTTTGCGTTACTGGTAAAACAAAACTAAATGATTCCGTTGAGATATCAACAGGAAGGAAAAATCGTTTGTTATCTTCAATTACCTGAATCGTTACATTTGCATTATTAGTTACTTCTATTATTGCGTCATAATAAGTGACAAATTCTGTATCTCCAGCTTTAAATTTAAAACCTTCTGCCATTGTAAATTGAGTAATAGAATCCCAATTTCCAAACGGAATTGTCATTAATACATTTGCAGTAGCTGCAGTAGCTTCTGTTGTATTATATCCAAGAAATGCGGAAAGGTTTAAGATTGATTCTGGAAGTTGTGCTTTTGTTAAGAAGAACTCACGATATGTAGATAACTGATAAAACAAAAGATTACCAGTTAATGTAGAAACTGTATCAATCAAAAAACTAAGAAATGATGACTTCAATAAATCCACATTTTCCAATTCGAGATAATTCTTAACTTCGTTACCGATTAATTCACGGATCGAATCTCTAGATAAATATATTTGTTCCGATAGTAATGTATCAGCCATCCTTTATCTCCTAACAGCCCGCAGGCGTTCTGGGTGTAAAATAAAACCCAACTCTATTATCAAAAAGTGTATCCTTTAAAATAGGTTTTAAAAGTGAATCTTTATATAGAAGTCTGGTTATAAATTGTGAGTCTGCAAGCGTATGTATTCTTTTATCATATTCAACAAAAGCATATGTATTTACAACTTGGGCATCTACAGCAGCTAAAGTTTCGCTTTGAAATACTTGACATTTTAATCTCCAATATCTTCTATCTGTATTGGGATGTATCTCCACTCCAGTTACTTGATAAAGAGGATATACATTATTTGTGGGTGTTAAAAATTCTTGTTCAAACTTCAGAATATCATGTGGGTAGGGTTTAAATCCATATGTGCTTGGTATAACAATAGTTGTTTCGGTATTTTTATTATATCCAATCTCTTCACCATCAAATGCAGTTGTTACTTCTTCTGGATAATAAACAGGAAGAATTAAAATTTTATTTCTTTTTATACCTGTCAAGTCTCCAGTTTGTTCATATGCACCGGCAAATACGTTTTCATCTTCCCAGATTGTATCTTCAACATTTAGATTATAATATGTGACTAAAAATCTAACTACATGTTTGCTATAATAGTCATATAGTAAATTTTGATATTCATGCACATATGCATATAATCTTTCATAGTTTTGGATATCTGACATTATACTTTACCTTCTCTTTTTTTCGCTGCGCGCAATTCTGATTTCATGGTTGCTTCAAATCTAATCTTAGCTTCAACTTCTCTTTGTTTCCAGTCTTCAAGCATTTTATAAATTTTATTTTTACACTTAACAGGTTTATCAGCTTTATTACATTTCGACATTTGTTTGTTTAACATCGTTATTGCATATTTTGCTGATAAATAACTGCATTGATGCATACATAAAGTTTTAGAAAATTTCTTTTGGGATGCGCATTTTCCCATACAAGCAAAGTTATATTTTTTTATAATATAATTAACAACATCATTAAAGAACGGAACAGGTATTACCCAAAGACCAAGATATAATGCCTGTCTTGCCCATTTTTCTTTGTTGGGATCTATCTTTGGGGGTTTAACAACAGTGTCCTCTTCTTTAATTGAATTAACTGCTTCATAGATTTGTAGATGTTGTCTGAATGGAATGTTTTGTCTGAATCGTTTATTTTCATAAACAATGGATACTAATTTGGATGTTGGTACTTGATAACTTGCAGCAAGAGTTTTTGCTCTTTTGGCTAATTCTTTTTGTCTTTTCTTTCTTTCTTTTTGCTCTGTACCCAATTTAGCTTGATTCAATTTAACTATTTGTGATTGTAATCTTCTCGCCCATTTAATATATTCTTTTCTTAATTTCTTTTCACACTTATCAGGATTAGCAAAATGACCACACTTTGAAATTTCTGCTCTTAAATCATTTGTAATTTTACGGGTCGCATTTACTTGACATTCATATCGACATATCTTTCTCTGAGTTGATAACGGAAATTTATTTAAGCATGCTCGTGAACATGTATCAGTCAATTTTCTAAATATGTACAATACAAACATACCAATAGCTGGTCCTGTACCTAAAGTACCAACTGCACCTGTCCCTGCAATTCCACCCGCAATTGCAGCGAATCCATATTTAAGAAATTTTTTAAATTTATTTTCAAAATCTTTAAGTGATTCAGTGATAGTCAATGTAATAACATCTTCGTATGATAACTCTCTCACAAAGTTGCATAAACCAACATGCTCTTTAAATGTCAGTTTATCTTTAAGTATTTGACTATCAAGAGCAATATCGAGCAAATACTTTCTACCAACTTCTTTTAAAATAGTTCTATCCTCTTGAGTAATCATACATAACCCCTTATTGTATATCTGTTGCTTCAAAGAATTTAAAATATGTGGCTTCATCAATAACAACTTGTAACTGACTAGTATCCCCTTTAAAATTTACATCTATTGCAACAGAAAATCCTTTTAGATTCTTGAAAAACGTAACATTTACATCTTCAATACTTGCTCGGTCATCATATGTTGATAAACTATTTGTGAGTTCATCAACAATTCTACTGATAGTGACCTGATCAGCAGGTTCAAACACCATTTTATATAAATTGCTTCCATACTCAGGATCAAACATATAAGTTCTTTTTGGAGTAATTAATATATTATTCCATGAACTAATAATAACCTCTATATCAACAATCCGTTTGAAATCACCTGCTGGTGCAACTTTTGAAGTGTAATCAGCTAATTTAGAATTTGAACCAGCTACTGCTTCATTAAATCTATCTAAAATATTAGCCATATTTAATAATTTCCTTTAGCACTTTCCTCTGCAAATTTCTTTTGCTTTTCTTCCTCTAATTGTGTTTTCCATTTGAGGTAGTCTTGAAATCTTTTAACTGGCATGAGTTGAACATCAATATATGATTGATTACTCATTTCCATACACGCG